CTGTTAATCCTGTTAATCCCGACGTTGTAGGTGTTTCAGTTATTACCCAATCAGCAGTAGGCAATCCATTTAAAATTACGCTACCTGTAGGAGTAACTAATGTAGGTTGTGTTATTGTTCCGATTGTTGGTGCGGTTATAAAATCAGTATCAATAATAATATCGCCAAATGAATCTGTAATAACTCCACCCTCTGAATACCCAAAGAACAACTTCGCTCCATTTGTTTCAGCTCTTGCCAAATCGCCTTCGACACCTCCTCCGTTGTTGGTTTGCATTAATCGACGCGCCCAAATTACTGCGGTATTTGTTGGAAAAAAGTTTGCGTAATCGTTGCCCGTTGTAGTTCCTATTGTTCCGTAGATTTCGAAACGACCTGATGCGCTTGTGCCAAAGTCATCAGTAGATGTAGTTAATAAAATATTTTGAATTTTTACTATTCCGTAAAACAAATCAAATAAGCCAACTCCGTTAGCTAATAAATTACCAATTTTATTAATCCCTCTAGCTTCTCCAAATGAAAAGTTACCTAAAGTTACATTTCCTAAAACATTATTACCATTATTACTGTTAAATGCAAATGTTCCAAAAGTTGTTATTAACCCTAATTCATCAACTAAATAAGCTTCTGTGTTATATAAAAACTCAGTTAATAAAGCAAAACTACTACCATTCGGGACGGTAAACCAAAACGTACCATTTGAATAACTTTCATTTGTAATAGTCGCACTTGTAAATGTTCTAATATAAGCCGAAGCAGTTGCTAGATTCGTGAAAAAATCGCCTGCTTTATCGACTATTTTAATAAGACCTAAAGTTGCGCTTCCACCTGTTACGCTTACGATAGGGTTCAAAGGGTCGGTATTATCTACGGTTACATTTGTGCCAGCTACAACGGAATCTAACTTACTATTATATAGTTCGGTTGTGTTGTCGTTTGTTTTTTGTTGCGATAGTCTTAATGTATCGCCTGTTCCGTCGTTTGCACTTGCGCCTACATTAATTATTTGTTGTGCCATTTTTCTTTAAATAGATTTCTAATTTTGCAATAGTCTTTTTAGCCTCACGCTCTTGTTTTTCTTTAGAATCCGAAGTCTTGGTCGTTGTCATTGTCGCTTTTATTTCGTTTATTACTGTGATTTATACCCTCAAAAAACCAACTCCCCATACTTTGCTTACGTGCGGGAACTACCGTACCTGATATATAAGAGTAATACTCAGGAATACGGTTTAAAGATAACCATTTTTCCATTCTTTGCATATACATTTCAGCCTTTACCCTTTGATTTTCAACTAAAAAATCCACTTCATTTTTATCTATTGCCGTTCCATTGTTTGGAGTGTGTTTATAAATCCCCCCATTACTAACGTGGTACGCCCCGATTTTAAGGTATTCCATTGCGCTTTGATGGATTAAAAAAGGCGTGATATACTTTGTATGCAATATAAGATAATCGCCTGTTAAAACGCTATTTTCAAAGTCTGTTTTTATCTTTTCGTATAGTGTTTCTCCTAAACTTTCCTCTAGTTTAGATATTTGAGCATCTATAATACAAAATTTATATCTATCTACATCAATATTGCCACCCAATAGAGTACTTTCTGTTATTTGGTTGTCTGTTAATAGTATTGTTTCCATTAGTTTTGAGGTTTTAAATATCCATTATTTGGCATATCGTTTGGCATTTTAGCTACTAAAGCATCGTTTTGCTCAAAGTTTGCCTCTTTTCTTAGTGATGGGTCAAGTTCGTTAAGTAGTTCACGTGCCTTTTTTGCCGTTATTTTATCGTTATTTTTCTTAATGTAGATATTACGCATCCAGAAATGGCGACATCGGGCACCGCCTTTATAGAGCCAAATTGAGTACTTGTCTGCGCCCTCAGCACCAAAGCCTTTATTAACCGATTTATTACCAGCTGCGATTATATCCTCTTTGCGATACATTAAATTTGCTTGCATCATTTTACGGCAAAACTCTCTTTCAGGGTTTGGATTACCAGCATAAGAATAACGAATTTTAAATAATGTTGTATCTTGTTCACTATCTCTTTCAGGGAAGTTAGAGGGCGCATAAGCTAATTTAAAGGACGTTTCAGTAATTGCGTCGTCGTTATCCGATTCCCTAGAATCTATCAATTCCCATTCATCTAAATCTATTGATTCACCTAAGCCTACTAATTCATCAGCTAAAATATCGTCTGCGTGTTCGTGGTTACTTTGTTCGCTTAATTGCGTAGGTTGTACTTCAACTGCTTTTGTTCTAAGCGGTATAAAATCCAAATCAATACTAATCCCGCAAGCGTTAAAGATTTCCATTAAGCCGTCTAAGATAGTTTCTTTTTTTGGTTGAATTACGTTAATCATTAATTCATCAAAAGCCACTTGCATTTCATCTGCATTATTTCCAAATCCTGTATTGTCTTTAATCCCAAATAAAATAGGGCTTACAACTCTATGCGATAACATAATCTTTTGAGTAGCTTCCGAACTTAGGAACTCGTATTGTTTATGCGCTTCGTTAACCTCTAAGGTTTCAATTGTAATAGCGTTTTCTTTGTTGTCGTTGTATGCTAAAACAAAACTATTACTATTATTAGAACCAGCTAAGTTTTCACGATAACTAGCCATTGTTTCTCTTTTCTGCTCATCAGTTCTATCGGCACCATCATTTATATTAATAATGTGACCAAAAGATAATCCGTTTTGAATATGTTTTACGCAAAAATTACCTATTTCTTCTTCTAGTTTCGAGTAAGGTAAAGATGATATATAAGACGGGTCTGAATAGTAATTTTTACCTACTTGGTAATCCTTAAAGATATAGATTGCTGAACCACTTTTAGGCATTTTAGATAAGTCTAATGCATCAATAGGTAAAGGCTCATACTTTCTAGTATCTGCAAAATTACGTGAATACCAATATAAACTTATATCGCCGTCCTCATTCATTTTATTAGGTGCAATAGTATTCTTAGGTACGTGCTTAATTTGCTTTAACTTACCTTTATCAAAGATAACCTCAGCCGAAGCTTCCCCGAACAATTCAAAGTCGTGGCAAATGTTTTTTAAATCTTTTTTGCTAATGATTGATACCACCGTAGCAAATTGGATAGGTTTGATTGCTTGTTGTTTAGAAGTCAATCCTTTACCATAGATGAACTGAGAATAAGCGTCTATAATCGCCCTATTGGTTGGACTGCCGTTATACCTATCAATTATTTCTTGGTAAAAGCTATTTTTGTCGCCATTTAAAACGAAGTCTTTAGAAGCTACTTCTTTAATCTCAGGTCTAAAGTAGTTTGATAATTGTAATTTTTCTAGTATCATATATTTTCAGTTGCATACGCTTTACCTCTATAAAGCAAAACGTCGTTAGTATCGTAAACTTCAAACTCAAAACTTTGCCCCTCACTCATTGTGTGTGTAAATGTAGCGGTTAAATATCCGTTTACATTCGTGCAAGTTAAGTTGTGAGTTGTTTCTGTTTGCCTTAATTCATTCCTTAAAATCATAGTCGCAGTACTCACGTATTCACGTGGTATAATTTGCAAGGTGTGAGTTGTATCGGTTGGGTCAAATATCTTCATATCTATTAAACGCTTTTTTACTCGTTTGGTATCAAATAAAAAACCCACCTATTAAAGTGGGTTTGATAAGATTGTTTCCTCCTTTCTTTTAAGGCGTTACTACATCGTTTGAAATTAAAGCTAATAGGGCAGTCTTTGCCGAACTAGATAAGAACGGAGCAAATATTTTATCTTTTGCTTCCAAAGCTACTGTATATCCACTAACCTCAGTACTCATTACTGAAGTTGTAGCGTCCATACCGCTATCAATACCTACTACTTTTACGTTTCCGTTGTAGTCAGTTACAAATGCAACTACACGACCATAAAGTAAAGATTGTAATTCTACTTCCGTTTCTTTACCTAACTTTTGTAAATTCAAAGCTAAAGCTTGAACTATTTCAGTAGTTCGGTTATCAGTATTTACAGTTGCAGTTTCAATCAAAGAATTACCCGCTCCTTTTACTTCATACCTAAATACCTCAGTTAAAGCAACTGGTAAAGTAGCAATTTCTTGAGCCGTAACAGTGTAAGTCGTACCATCATAAACCGCAAAGTCTACGTATTTAATCCCTGTTCTTGAATCCTTACAAGATAAGGTTCTACCTTTTAATATATCACAAGCCATATTTATACTTTATTAAAAACCGCCCTAGTTAAAGAGCGGCTTTGATTAATATTATCCTACGTAAAGTACGTTGAACTTTTGATTAACAACGTGAGCGGCTAATGTCATATTGTGTTTAATAAACATATCCTCACGGTTGTTAGCAATTTTATCTAACTGCATTAAGTTAATGTCAGAAGCTAAATCAGTTGCCCAAATCAAATGCGATTTTAAAGCACATACTACGACATTCTCAGGAACTGGCACGAACTCAATTCTCAATCCATTAAAAAAGAAGTTTTGAGCCGAAGCATCAATATCAAATGGCTTGTTAAAGTCAGATACTACATTGTTAGCCGCGATAATGAATTGCTTGTGAGAACGTGGAGCGTATAAGATTGGTTGCTCAGTACCAGCTAATGTAGCGGCAGGAATAGCAGCAAAAATCTTATCATACTCAGCTTTGATATTAGCAGTTGTGATAGTTGTTCCAGCTACTTTAATTCTAGTACCTACTCCTGCAGTTGCAGTAGCGTTAGAATCGTTGTAAATCATTTTAACTAAAACACCATCAGTTTGAGAAGCAGTCAAAGCAGCAACAGCAGTTTTTTCAGCAGCACCAACTTGGTTATTAGCAGTTCCAGCAGTTAAAGCAGCAACGGCAGTTTTAGTAGCGGCTTTTGCACCATTCCAAAATTCAAACTCAGCAGCTAAAGAAACTTGTTTAGCGTAAAGTCCACCAATTACAAGTTGCTCAAATTCTGAACTCATAACCTCCCAAGCTCCCGCTTTCATATCTCTTTTAAAACGAGAAAAACGTAAAGAGTTAGGGTCAAATTCTTGGTAAAATTGTACTTTTGTAGGAGTTACCACTACATCAAAAGCAGTTAAGGAACCCGCACTTGTTGGAACTCCACTTGTGTACGCTTGTAATGTTGCACTTGCAGTAGATTCTGTAAAGATAGTTTCTGCTTTTACATCAGTTTCAAATGTAACTAAAGACTTCGCAATAGTTTGATTTTCGAATAATAATTCTTCCGTAATCGGTTCAGCAGCTACACCTCTGTAAGCTACTACGTTGTAAGTAATTGGCATAATTTATTGTTTTATTTGGTTAGTCTAAATTTTTCTAAAGCAGTCATTTCATCAAATGATTTTTCTTTAGCCGGTTTGTTTTTTGTTAAAGAAATAATTTCTTTTTGTTCTTCTAGTTTAGCTTCAAAATCGGCTTTCAATTCCATTTTTAAAGATTCTAATTGTTTTCCGAACTCTTGCGCTAATTGGTAGAAAATCTCCTGAGTGTGTTTCTCAGATTTTACACCATTTGGCTTAACTTCTTCAAGTTCCGCCGGCATTTCTTCTTCTACTTCTTCCGCCTTAGCTTCCGAAAGTTCAGATACTAAACCACCTGCAACGGTTAAAGTCATTCCATTTTCTAAAATGTACTCACCATCAGGTAAAGGCATAGCTTCGCCGTTTTCATTTTTGATAGTTAGCGGTAATCCAACTGCTAATGTATCGCCCTCAAAGTCAATAGCAACGCTACCGTCTTGGGTTTTAACGCTTCCAAGTTCTACTTTGCTTTTAGTTAGTGAAGCAAAGCCCTCCTTAATTGCGCTTAAAATTAAATCTACATTCATATTCTCGGTTTTTAAATTAATACGTTCTAGGTCAAAGAATCCATCTATTGAGAACCCTCTCATTTGTTTTGCTAATTCAAATGCTTCTTTTGTGTGTGCTTTCATTATTGTAAACCAAGTTCCAACAGGTTCTATAATTCCGTATTGAACTGATTTATCTATTTCACTTTCTTTAATCCAATTCTCAACAAAAGTTATGTCTTTAAGTTTTCTATTTTCGTCGTGTTCTATTGTCGAATTGTTTTGATGTCCGTTTTTTTGAAAATTAATTAACGATAGGTTTACAGTTTCAATTGGAAAAACAATATTAAATTCTTTGCCATTTTGGTTTCTATAAACGGGCTTATTTGGTATTAAAACCGCGCCCATCAAAATCATTTTATCTTCATCTATAACCTTTAATTGTATAAGGTTATCTTCTTTACTTAAAGCAATAAAATTAGACTCCATAGCGGGACTTTCCACTAAGGATATACCAAATACTCCTTCGGTATCATTATCGTTAAAAACTACTTTATATGTTTCCATATTCATTAAACGTTATTTATTGTTTGTGGTATCATTAATTTCCAAAGGTCGCAGTTTTTACTCTATTTCTATCTAGTGCTTGGCTAGTCGTTACTGCTGAACTGACTACAAAAGCTTCTATAGGTTTATTTTGTTGTCCCGCTATTGTTTGCGCTAATTGGTTTGTACCGCTTTGACCTACTATGTTAAATTGTGGCGGTGCTGGTGCTTGACCTCCTCCGCTACTATTATTACCACCTTGCGAGCCACTACCCACCGAGCCACCACCGCCCAACGCTTGTAAACCTTTTGCAGTAGAAGCAATAACAGACCCAATACTTAAAGCCATTTTTGCGTATAGTACTGCTGAGGTCGTTAATCCAAATATACCTTTTGTGGCAACCTCTTTAGAAGAACCAACGTTAGTATTGTTTATAATTTCCGCAATAGACAAAGCGCCATTTGCGATTAAGGCAACCTTTTGAATCTTTTTATTTTTTTCGCCTAAACTTGCTATAATAGAAACAACGCCTTGAGCGGATTGAATTGCTAAATTATTTATGTTCCTTTTTTCTTCCGCAACTCTTTGTTCTCTATCAATATCTTCGGCAGCTATTCTATCATTTTCCTCTTTAAACTTATCGTTAAAATAATCCCCTAATTCACTAAGCGCATTAAATCTAGCTTCTTCATTTTCTATTTCTATTTTTATTTGTGCTTCTTTTGCTCCTCTTACTGCCGCTTGAAATCCTTCAAAATCTTGCAACTCTTTATCTTTCCTTTCCTTTTCTTCTTTTGCTTTTTTATCGTTTTCCTCTTTTAATTTCTTGGCATCTTCCGCCCTTCTCTTTGCTTCCTCGTTTCGTTTATCTTGCTCCTCTTTGGCTTTTTTCTTAGCATTGTCCGCATTTTCTTTATCTATTTGAGCAATAGCAAAAGCCGCTTCTTTTCGTAGTTTAGTTTCATTATATAAACCCTCAGCAATATCATCTTGTAACTGCTTTTCTATTGCCATTTTCTTTTTGGCACTTTCTGAATATCTCGAGCCGTCCTCTTTTAGAATCCTATCAATATCCTTACTCCTTTTTTCGGCATTTGTTTTGGCTCTATCTGCTGCCCTTTCTGCTTCACTAGTTGCACCTACAAAGTCAGTGACGGCATTAACGATACTCATTACCACATCGCCTACCATCGCTAATTGTGGTACTAAATTAAGTACTACTTTTTTAACCTTGTCAAAGTTGGCAATAAGTAAACCAATACCAACAACTAACGCACCCACTCCAGTAGCAATTAACGCACCTCTTAAAGCTTTAGCTGATAAAGTCGCACCATTCGTTACAAAAGTTTGTATAGCAGTAGCAGCACTTAACGCCTTTTGAAAAATAGTGGTATTTTTGATTGTAGAGCCTAAAATTTTAAACGCATCTACACTTTCCAAAACCATATCTACACCTTGAGCAAGTGCCATAGCGCTTTGAACTTTAAGAATCATTTTCTCTACGTCCTCACTTTCTTTGCCCATAAGACCAATAGCACCTTGCACCGCACTAAATCCACCCGCAACTCCTCCAAGCGTAGAAGTAAGAGCCTTAAATTTAGCGTCAGGATTAAAGGCATCAGTTAAGGCTTTAGCATCTCCAATAGCATCTTTAAGTTCAGCCGCTTTCTTTGCTGCTTCGACTGCTTCCTTAGAAGTCGCTCCGAACTTTTTACTCAATTCGTTAACCTCGTTTTGTGCTTGCCTTAATTCCGTTTTAAGACTGACTACATTTTTTGTAGTGTCTTGTATGTCATCATTAACCTTTAAATTAACTACCTTTTCGATTGCCATTGCCTTTTTATTTTTTTAGTTGCTCCTTTAAGCGTTGTTGGTAATTGATATTTCCCTTTTGCAATCTCGATACATTCGCCGCCATTTAGCCAATCATCTAGCTTTAGTAATTGTATAACCTCTTTTATCATTGTGTAATCGTTAAGTCAAAATTAGTACCTCCTATTATATAACGCAAAACTCCGCTTCTAGTACTACCACTATTTGTGTTTACATTTACCATTGTGTAATCTGACTTATTACCAACTGTTTTATTTACATCGAACCACGCCACGCCGTCGCCTGTATCTACCTTTGTAACGCTCCAAGTAGTGTTTGCATTTACTTTAACCTCAAAGTATTCTTTCGCAGTTGTAGCAGTGTAATCCGTTCTACTTATTCCATTTGCAATAAATGAATAAAGCGCATCGTAAGTACTTATTCTATCAACTGTTATCGTATCAGTATCAACTGTTATATCCGTTCTATCCACCGTTAAAGGAATTTCATTTGCTATGGTATCCGCTGGTAAAGAGTAATCCGTAAATACTTCAATATCGGCTTGTGAGTTAATAAGATTTACTTTAACGTTTGATATTTTGTACTTATTTTTATTGATTATAAATTTATCGTTTAAGGATAATTTAGTTAAAATCGAGATTGGTAACTTACATTTTAAATTTAGTACCCTTGTTTTTTGGTTGTATAAATCTTCTATGTACGTTTTCCAAAAATTAAAGTATAGCGACTTTTGAATGGGACTAAAAAAATAAGTCGATATGTCTGAGCCAAAGTTTAAACTATTGGTAACTTGCTCTAGTAGTAAATTGTCTTCAGTAGCGGTTAAAAATACTTTATTCAAGGCAACTCCATTTATATAAATAGTATCCTCTAAATCTATCAATCCATTTTTATAAAATATAAAAGGCTTGCCCACATAAGGCTCTAGTTTTAAATCAATAGATTGTCCTATTTGTAGATTGGTGGTAACGCTCGGAGTAACACTCGCATTTTGTAATCTTTCAAATTTTAAGTTCTCAAGGCCTACTTTTATGCTCATATCACTTCCGGCAATATCGTCATACTTTGCGTTTAGGTCGCCATATCCAATACCGTTACTATCTAAGTATTGCTTCCCAAGTATTGCGCCCGCTGGTTCGTATTTAAACTCAATCAGTTTCTTTACATCGGGCTTTTTAATAGTTATGTCATCTATATTAATTAAGTGGCTTATATCGAACGTATCGCCTTTACTATACCAATTATCTAAGGTATCAATATAAAAGCTATTAGTAGAAGTAGGTATAATTATAAGATTGAATTGATTGATTAAGCTACTGAATAAATCTTTTAGTTTTATTGTGGGTGCTTCATTTGAGATACTTATGTTTCCTGTTTTTGTTTGAACTGCAAATACTGCCGTTTTGGTAATAACAGAACCAGGTATGTAGTATCTAATATTCAAATCAATTTGAAAGTTAAAGTCTAAAGTAGAAGTAATAAAAAATTTATACTTATTTGGACTGAAAAAAGCATCTGCAAATATCCATTGGCTACCCACTTTGCTAGTAGAAAAAACAACGCCCTCGTTTTCCCTTTCAATTTCAAAAGTATAAGGTACGGTTGTATATCCACTTTGCGCAGTAAGTACAAAAAAGAATTTAGCAAAGGCGACATCTACTGGTTTAGTTGGAATTAAAATAGTATTATTAGTTAAATCGACTGCAACTCCTGTTGTGTCTTCTAGGTTTCCCTTACTCGTAAAATCTACTTGAACTCTAAGACCTTTATCGGTTACTTTTTTTACGTCCTTGTGCAACCACATAAATAGATTATGAAATACCGAACGCCCAAAGAAATCACGTGAGAAAGTAACTCCAAGTCTTTGCTCCATTGCCTCGATAATTCTAACCAATCGTAAGGCGGGTTTAAAGTCTGTAATTGTTAAAGTATTAGTACTTAATTTTATATCGTTTGGAGTTCCATTGCCATAATCAATATTCTTTGTATTACAAATCAAAGGATAATATACATCACCATTTGCAATAGTATCTTGGTACATTGCATTAGTAACGCTACTAATACTATAAGCGTGGTCGTAATCGGTTAAGTCTAAATCTTTCAATTCTAAGTTACCCATAAGGTCGGATAGTCCTACTACCTTACTAAAAAAAGTTAGCTCATAAGAATAGATATTACCGCCTTTTAACTTGCAGTTGTCTAATTGAATA